TGTAGTTTTAGCAAGATCAGATTTTCTTTCTCTCAATGGTAGTCCATTAATTAAATTAGAAACTAATAAAGATAAATAATCTTTATTAACTCCTTTAATTAGGTTACTTTTAAGAGAACGAGATGGATCTGATCTGTCTATGATGCTATCGAACACAGTTGCTAGTGATACTGCTCCTTGATTTCAGAATTTTGTCAAAACAGAGAATAAGGTTAAATTAATATTACCCTTATTTACTGCTTGACATGTTACATCCTTTAATCAATTAATGAGTCCACCTTTACCAATATATCCTCTATCTAATAGAGTATATACAGTATTGATACGACCCATGAAACTGTTATTGGATATTAACATTCTTCATGAAAGAGCAGAGACGTTTTTAGTTTGTAGAGTAGTAACCTTCAAATATTCAACAAGTTGAGTATTTGCGATTACACTCTTTGTTTGGTTAATAGGTACCCCAATATCTTCCATTATTAAAAGATATTCACGGGCTACCTCCTCATCAAACAAGACTAAATCATCACCAGTTATTTCATAGTTATCATACCACTTTAACTCTCCAAAATTCAACAGTATTCCTGTTGATTTATAGAAAGGTAAAGTTCGTTGGTATGCTAACTGAACTAAATAGTGATGAGTTACTGCTAACATATTAAAAGAAGACAAGGCTCCCATGGGTTGACCAACGGCATACTTTAAAGGTATTCCGTCAGTTCCATGAATCTTTTGCTCTTCTTTCGTATATGCTAGATAGTAACTACGTCCAACTAACAATTTCGATCACAAATCAGCTGTTTTAGCCCCTATTATAGGTGTTAAAAGAGCAATTTGGATAGAAATTGGTAGTCTATCAGTAGCAGCAGACAAATCATACCCGAATGATCGGCCACAACGAGCCTTAATAGCTGCTCGTTTTCAAGAAGCTATTTGGTTCTTTGTACCATCATTGGGCAATGATGACAGGAAAGAAGTTAGCATCAAGTGTAATGGTTTAAGTAGGGACTGAGTCCATACGTCTACCATTGCAAATACCCTAACCTTTCCTGCCGCTTCTTCTTTTCTAGATAATTGTCCTACAAAACCATGAGTTTTGTAAGAATCTGTTCGAGCAAATTTCTCTACATACTTATGGTATTTAAAGATTTTTACTCAAACATCCAATAATCTAGAATAACCTAGTTCTTGCATGTAATCCAAACAAACCTGTCCTAAGCCAGCTTTGGCTAGCTTAAAAGGGTCTGTAAAGATTCCAAGTCAAGAAACTACGTTGGTAGAAGAAGATGTCTCAAGGAGTAGCAGACCAGGATCAGATTTTAAGATACGTAAATCAAACATTTTCTTCGAATTCTCTGCTAAAGCAGCCAATTCTCTAGAAACTCTTTGAATACCGTCCTTACTACCTGAAAATGGGTCCGTTATTGTACTTAACTTCAGTTTACCAGGTATACTTATTACACGGTATACGGCAAATAAGGTCAATCAGAATCTTATAACAGACTCTGATTTTCCAATAATTGCTCGTCTATCCTGTAATGGAATATAACGAGGTAAACCTGAAGAAGCCAATCTCGGAAGGCTTAAATCAGGTTCTACTTGTCTAAGTGAACTCAATTTTTGCCCTGCCAGTGCCTTCTGTATTGCTAACTGCCCGAACTTAAGATAAGAAACTACATATCTTCCACCATGTTTACGATTCATTCGTAATACATAGTTAAAGAAATTGTGGATCTGTCTTGAGCGAAAGGAAGTTCTTCCTCGGCGACCAAATATAGTTAAAGAAACTCTTCAACCTAATTTGGAAGCCAAGGCTAATAACTCTATCGAGTTATTAAGCGATACCGTAGGTTCTGATCTTACTTCATCTCTAAATAAGTTCTTGATTGATATAAATTTTATATTTTTCATGAATCTTATTTAGCTTTATTGTAACCCACCAAGCTTGGTGGGGTGCGATAGATGAGTAAGTAGACTCCTACTTCCGTTGTACCCGATCAATTCTAATCTACTGACCCAGTAGATTAGGTTGATTGAGGGTCGGGAGGTATGAAGACTGCTTTGGCCCTACCAGTTTAAAATAATAATCCGTTCAAGGAGTATTAATTTAAAAAGGTAGTTGGATCGAATCAGTTGATTCCTCTACGATTCTCACCTTATAAATCTCAGTAAGATCCCCTCGAAAGAGGCCTTACGGGACATATAAAGATGTCAAATGAATCATTGAACCGATTCGTTTCACATCCCAATATATATAACTTTTACCAGTCTGAACATCTTATCCTACCTCCCTTTCGGGTTGGGGGCTTAAGATATCCAAAGCTGCTCTCACCTAAATTCAGTAAGTGAGAGAAGTTATATAAATGGTTTGTAGGCCGCTCCATAGCGGTCGACGTTTCCAAAGAGACCTGAAAAGTCT